ATAAGCAGATCGTCGTATTCCTGCAAGAATCGCTAGACGGTACTAACTTTAGAACTGGCCCGACTTCTGGCACAACGACCACGGATGAGCCGAACCTGCGATTTGTCGGCACAATCCCCATGAATACCCAAACAACCACGCAACGGGGTATGTTCAGTGTTCTCCAATCGCTTGGGTATATCCCGTTCTCATTCCGCCTAGTCCTAAAGAATGACCTAGGCGTAGCTTTGACATCTGGCGCTGTTTATACCGCTGAGATTGTCGCAACAAGCACATAAAATGCAAATCGCATTACCTCGCATTTGGACGCAACAACCGCAGTTTTTTACGGGTATTGACTGGTCAAACCCGATTACGCGGGGGCTGGTGTCGTGGATTGTTCCAACTTGCATTGAACCGACAATCACACGCATCGGTACTATTGAATTCGGCGCAACTACTGCTGGTGTTGCATTAAAGAGCAATGGCTCTGGCCTACTGACAAAAGCAACGCCAGCATTTGGTAGCGCGGCAACGATTCTGTCTGTTGGTAACTTGATCGCCGCAGCGGGTGGGGTAGGAGCTCCTGTCGGTATAGGTACTTCTGGCGCGGGTAATCAACTATTCATTATTCAAGCGGCAGATAATCTAGTTACTTCTGCCCGTGCGGTGATTCGTGTCGCCAATGGTGGAGTCTCCACAACAGCAGAGTCCTCGTCGCTATCGGGCAACACGTCAGACGCGGCAATGAGGGTGTGGGCTGCTGTTTATGACGGCACAACTGCGCTAAAGCTGTACCGAGACGGCATCAACAACACCGCTTCAAACATATTGACTGGCTCCTCTGGCGCAATGTCCTCAATGGACAATTTCAGTCTAGGTGGCGCAAATCGCGGGTTCGGCTCATCGGTGGTTGTTGTTCCGGAAGTCGGGCCGGTTCTGAAATTAGTACCGTCTAGCGATTCTTGCAGGAATACGACGATCTGCTTATTGCCAGCAGGTACGTTGGTCGTGGCGGCTTCTACTTCTACCGCTACGTCTAGAGGTTTATTCGTTGCAGTGGTGTATGCCGAGGTTGCGACATAGGTAGCACTTGCGAGGGTGCTGAACCCAGTCGAGGTAAGGGCGGTGCGTGGGCCAACAGGCTGAAGAGTTGTAGGCATTATTATTCTCCGTAACCTTCAAGGGCTTTTGCTACGTCTTGAGGGGTGATTACGTCCTCTACGATAGATAGCGCGTGGAGTTGATCTGATTCGCTTTGGGTGAGGATCTGACCGAGTGCAAGCTGATCCACCATGCCAAGAGTGCGAGGGTGGCCGATATCCAGACCACCGTCTTGCAGCAGGAATACCATTGCCCACTTCACGGCGCTGATCTGCTGGCCAGCGGCTTCCAGCTTGTCGAGGATGGTTGAGCCATCGGGACATTCAGCCAGAACAGTCCGAGCCGTGACAAAGCGGGACACTTGTTTTGTGCGGTTCAGCGAGAGCGCAGAAGCAATCGCTCCATCGTCTCGGTTCTCAAGATCAAACCCGCCTGCAATGATTTCTTCGAGTAGTGTCATATTAAATCGCCATCAAGAAAGTGCCGATTGTGAAACGCGCTTGACCCGTTGCGCCGTTGGTGTAACCCACACGGGCATATCGCCAGCTTGGCCGCATGATGATTTCAGCGAAATACCCACCACCAGTAATCGCGGTCGTGGGGACGTATTTAGCGCGTCTAAAGTTCGTGTTATCCCGCGAGACTTCAATCCACAACGCACCCGGTACGTCAGATTCAGCCGATACGCGGATTTCCTTGGCGTAGGTTGCAGCGTTGGCAAATGCCGTGGCTGTGGCGGTGACGGTCAAATCTCTGGATGTGCCAGTGAATGACGTTCCCGCTGTGAGGGTAGTGGAACTATCGTCGTACCAGATACCCGCGCCAGCGACAAAACCAGCACGGTTAGTACCTGCTGCGAGTGTTGGCGTATTGGCGGTAAGGGTCACTGATTGAGTGATCGAACCCACCAGATTAACCGGCAGGCCAGTGTTACTCGACATTGGGGATACGTTTTGCAACGTAACCGGAGCCGTGGCACAGTGTTGAACATCAACAAAGCCTACCGTCCAAGTGGTAGTCGAGGCAGGGGCAGTCGTACCATTCAGGCAGCGGATTTGCAGGTACAAAGGTACGCTTGAACCCGGTACGTTACGGACGCGGGAACCACGTTGAGTAGTTTCTAGGCCGGTAGCACTTGCACCAGTTTGGTCAAATACGACAGCTTCCCCATCTGCTACGGCATAGGTCGGGACTGTGGTGCTTGCCGTGGTGTTGATGGTGGCAGTTGTTACACCTGACGCCCAGCCATTACGCTGTGCATCAAAGTTCATATTCGTGGCTGTTGTGCCGGTGAATGTAAGCTGGTGGTAATTCCACCCGAACACATCACACAATCCAGAGCCAGAGGCAGGCCAACCAGCGCCCGTAACAGTGACGTTGCTACCCGATACTGATGCAATAGTGACACGCTGCGATGCGGCGGTAATCAGCGTATTGGTAGATACCCAGAACCCTTGACCGACATTGGCAGCAGTGAAGGGATTGCTGGGGATTGTGATGGTCATTGAGGTAGCGGAGTTGAGCGTATAGCTCAAAGCGTCTCCGATCACATCCACTAACTCAATGATAAAGTTTTGGTTTGCAATTCTCTGTGAAAGCAAGGTGGAGAACCGCATCACGAAAGACGCTTCTACCGTTTCCAGCGAACGGATAATGGTTTCAGCGTTAGCCGTTGTACCTGTTGTGATAACCAGCGAACCACCCGCCTGATTAACAGTTTGCCCGGAGCCGGTTTGCAGAAGCGTGACTTGGGCAGTATCTACCGCATTGGAATAAACACGATCAAAGCCGATACGCAATGAATGTGCAGGCAACTGGGCAACTGGGGTGTAAGTATCCGAATAAGACGCAATGCCAGTTTGTGGGGTAAGCGTCTTTGTGTTGATTGCGGCTAGGGTAGTTTCTGTGGCTGCGTCAGCGGGGAGTGCCGATGAGGCAATATCAACACTACCGCCCACTTGTACTGCGCCAGAAGGGGACACCTTTACATCAACGTAACTACCACCACCTGCTGTTGATAGGCCGTGGATGATTGAGTTAGTAACCAACCCTTCATCAGTCGATGTAATGGTTGTGCCAAGCTGTACAACGGAAACAACGTCTGTGCCGTCTGTGATCTGTACGGGAAACGGATTAGCGTCAGTAACCGGACTAGATACGCCGTCAGCGCCTTTGTCTAGCTTTACACGCTGATGCAGAACACCGCTAACATCGTCAGCGGCAACAATAGCACCTGTTCCGGGGGTGTAGCCAACATTATCAGCCACGGATTAAGCCCCTTCTGTTACAGCCTTGAACTTTGCTAGGATAGATTCATGCTCTGCTTTTGCACTAGCAGCATCAGCAAGATATTGGGCGGCTTTGGTTTCGCTCAAAGAAATATCCTTTAGGCGCTTTGCCATTTCTGACTCTTGCAATTTGACGGCTAATTCAGCCTCAGTCAGTGCAGCCTTGGCCGCGGCATCTGCGGCCTTGGCCTCTTTCAAGAGTGCAGTGGCTTCTGCTGCTTTCTTTTCTGCGCTTGCAAGCTTACGGTCAGCAGAAGCAGAAACGCTTTCAGCATCATCAAGCCTCTTAACAGCTTCAGCCGTCAGCGAATCAATCTTAGCTTCACGTTCAGAAACTTCTGCACTACGCTTATTGATTTCGTCTAACTGAATTTTAAGATCATTGATTGCAGCCAAAGCCCCGTTCTTATCGGAAAGCCCAGCGACAATAATAGCCAAGTTGGTTAGGTCGTTTAGAGAACCTTGCGAGATTGGCAACATGGCATTTCCTTAGGTGTTGGTGATGACGGCAATTTTATCACCGGCATTAACTTCAAAATACTCGGTTTGGCCTGCTGCCATGCGCGATGTATTTGCAGTTGCCGTTGGATTGCTAGAGATTGCAATGGAACAAATAGCATCCGTATGGACTCGGATTAAACGAGTAAGCGCATTAAAAGCATTTGATTGAGTGCTAGTACCCCCAATTGCCACTACTTGCTCGGTAATAGCAGGGAGCTTTGATACTGCCAGCGCATGGCCGTTGTATAGCGTTGGCAAATAACATTCAGCCACATATATTTTAGCCATGACTTACCTCACGCAATTGGGCTTGTTTCAGTAGTTGCCAGATAATTCTCTAGCACTTCAAGCAATAGGATAACGTCTAGCTTGGTCGTGTAAATAGAATCATTAACACGCAATTCTACGGCCTCGCCAGATGTGGATGCACCTTCGGTAACTTGCCAAGTGCTATGTTCGCCTTTAATGAGCGAATAGAAACGATCTGCCATGATTTACTCCTAAACTAACGAGGGGGTCGAAACCCCCTCTTGTCTTTAGATTGCGTACTGAACTTCAAGAGCAATCACAGTACCCATACCGTTACCCGTAGTGCTTACTTCGGCAACAATATCGTACTCACGATTGGAGTCGGCAGTCAGACCAAGCACTTGCCACAAAGGCAAACATGATTCTGCGTAGGTATATTCGCCCGATTCAAAGGTTTGATCTGAACGAGCAAATGGCCCACCAGTCAGCGCCAGCGCCGATGCAAACAAGTCAGCATCAACAACAGCACCACCGTTTTCTACTGTTTGCCACACGCCAATATTGATAGCGCCAGCAGTCGTTGCATCACCAGTCGTCAGAAGAACTGCATCAATACGTGCGTTAGATGGAACACGAACGAATCGAACAGTATCACCCGATGGAATGGTAGCCGAAACAGTAGCAACCGACTTAGCCGTGAAAACGCGGCCAGAAGATTGGTTTGAATTGGTCAAAACCTTTGGGTTTGCGACCAGATTGGTAATCCAAGTTGAATTTACGTTAGCCATGATTTATTCCTTCCCTATTAAGCGCGATATGATTCAATGGCGTACACCTTGTTTTCCTCAAGACGGGTTGCGCCTGCGGTCATCGTGGTGTAAAGCTGCCAAGGTTCGCTTTGCAAATCGCTACGCTTGGCTACGGAGTTTTTAATGTCGCCCCATACGCCCAAGTGCATACCCGATTTACACCAGACTGGCAGAGTTACTTCGTTAGTGCCTGCAAGTGCGGTTTCAATCAGTTCGCAATGAATGAACTTAAAGCCGAGGAAGTCGGTGATCTTACCTTCAACCAGAACCGGACGGCCACTGTTGAAATCGCTGGAGATAACTTGGATTTCATTAAGAAGGTTTGCATGGTCAGCAGCAGTGATACCGATATAGACTTCTTCCATATCAAAATCAACGTGCTTGCTCATCATTACTTCTTTAACGGCCTTAATCTTAGCCACATTTAGCTTAGAGTTTGCGCCACCGACTGCCACATCAACTTCATTGGCAGCAGTAAAGGAGGTTGAAGTACCGCCACTTTCGCCCGTATATGCAGTGCCAGTAAATGCGGAACAAATCAGGCTATCAAACTTACGGCCAGCAGCAAACACTGCATTGGTGACATAAGCAGAGCTTGGGTCGGTAATCAAACGAAGCTTATCGAATTCGTCAATCATTTGTGGCAGATCGAAGTCCGATGGATATACCCAGCGGCGATCAGTAGGCGCATCCACGCGACCCATAGGGGCAAAGCGCGAAGTAACCGACTGCATTTCAATCTTGCCGATTTGATCAACTGGACTAGCTTGCTTACCTTGATGAACACCGTTCATAACGGCATTGCGAAGCTTAGAACCCTTTTGCTGAAGCAGCAGGGCGATATTGGTACTGTACTGTTGTACGTAATGAGTTGGCAGATTAACTGACATTTGAGTTCTCCTAACGAGTTAGACAAAGTTTCGCTGCCCTTTAAGGCGGCTGCGTTCCTTCGGCTTGTCCTCGTTAGGAGGGGCCAGCTTCACCAAGACTGGTGTGGGACTAGGTATTCAAAGACTTCTTGACGTACTTTCGCTTCTCCACTTTAGCCGCGCCGCTAGGCGCAACTGGTGCTTGGTTAAAAGCATACAACTTTTCTGCTGCGCTTACAATAGTTTCCAATGAATATCCATCTTTTAATAGCCCTAGACTATGTTGCGTTTTAACAACGCGCTCGGCCAGCTCAAGATATGGGAGCTTATCCATCATGCACTACCTGCTGCGAACTTATGCAATCGCTCCATTTCCATACGAGCTTCGGTGTTCCCGTTTAGATATTTAGCCGACCACTCACGATCTGCCATCAAAGAACTAATCTTGGCCTGAGCTTGACCGGGTGTCATTACGCCAGATACAACACCCGAACTAGAACCCACGAAATTATCTTCGCCCATCTTTTCGGCAATGTTTGCAAAGAAGCGGTTTGTTTCGGCAGGGCCAACAGCGCGAACCATCTTGCTGATAAAGTCCTTGTCTGCACCAAAAGCTTCTGCGGCGGCATTAGCTGCCATCACTTTCTTATCAAAAGCTGCGCCCCACTCATGCTGAAGTGCAGCAGTATCAGCCTCGATACGGCTATTGAATTGAGCTTCTTGGGCTTCCATTTGTGCAGCAACTTGTGCGTTATTCCACTTAGCTAGTTCAGCCGCTTGAGATTTGCTTAGGCCGATTTCGTGAAACTTAGTTTTAGCTGCGTCAGCAAATGCCGTGTCCATGCCTTGAGGCACTTCAATCTCATACTGGGTTGCGGTAGCTGGGCGACCTAGCTTGGTATAAAAGCCATCTAGCTCTGCCTTTTCAGCCTTGTCAAAATCAGGCAGGCGCAGGATTTTATCTGCTGGAACACCCAAATGTTTCTCAAGATTGCGATAACCTTCAACTGCATCAAGTGGAGACTTCCACCCTTTATTCTGTACAAAACCACTTACATCTTCTGGTGCGCCTGTAAGCCATGAACCCATATTAGGTTCGCTTACAGCGGGTGCTGCGCTCATTCCATCTGTGTTTGCAGAAACGCCAATTGGTGCGGCGCTAGATGTATCTACTGGGTTGCCTGCAACGGGTGCAGACCCGATTTCTGTGGTCATGTATTTATCTCCTAAGTTATTTCAAAAGTTCCCACAGTTCTTCTTCTGTGAGATTTAGATGCTGGCTAATACGTAGCCAGACTTCCCTTCGCCCTTCGGCTAGAGTTTGTTTTCGCTCATCGACATTAAAAGTAGTCTTTGTAGAGAAACAGAATTTGGCTAGATCACGCAATACTTCTTGGTCAGCACGATCTTCTTTGTTAAAGGTTAAACGGTAAGCCCTGCGTCTTTGGCAGAGAAAGTCATAAGCTTTCTTTAGCTGTTCATTCATGCGGGAGCCATCCCTTGGCCTGCTTTAAGCATCTGAGCCATTCCGGGTGCAGCATCAATCATTTGCTGCGTCTGTTGCTGTTCGTTGCGGTTCTTACGTTTGGCTTCTATTTCTTCAGAAGGTACGATATGGCGAATAGGGACATTCATTGCAATACCCAAGTCCTGAGCCACGGTATCCCATGCCACCACATCAAGAATAGACGGGTCTTGAGCTAGAGTAGCGGCTTGAGACAGTTGTTCAATCCAGCGAATCGTACCCACTGCTTCTTCTGCTTTACGCATACGAGAGATAGGCGAGTCGTAATGAATCTCATACTCACCACCTGCTTCCATTAACGCTTGTGGCATGGGTGGGAGTAGGCGTTGATTAGAAAGAACGTCTAACTCACGGTCAATCATTGAAGCGAGATATTCGGATTCTTGGCGACCAGCGGCGGGAGCAAGTAACCAGCCCTTTTCCTTGGAGCGTTCAAGAACCTCAGTCGCAGTCATGCCGGGAGATTCGATCAATAACTGAAGAACGGAGACAAGGAACATATCATTGATGACAGCCTTTTCGTCATCCATCAAATCCTTACCCACTGCCAGATTCCCTACTGGGAGAGCATGGACTAATGGGCGACCTTCAGCCGAAACACCACCGTAGTTCAAATGGCCGCTTTTCATTGAGAACGAATCGAGAACTCCGTCATCATGGGCAAGCAAAACAGGGTCAAGTGCGCGATGTCCTTGTTTGAGAACAGTAGCCTTTTCTTCGTTGAGCACCTTAATCGAAGGCAAGCACATCATTGCAGGAGATCGGCCATAGACTTCATTTGGGGAAGTCAGATAGCGACTAATTGCATAAGGGAAGGTGTCATACCCACCTTCGGACATCACCTTTGCTTCTACCTTGGAAACATAGTACGAAGCAAACAACTTACCCTTAGAATCTAGGCGCTTGTCATCATAGTCATCACGAGGGCAGATGTAATGGATGAATTCAAACTCGTCATCTGGTTTCTGTTCAAGACGGCCTTTAATCTGTGCTGGGAGTTCTTTTTCGCCCCACTTCTGAGCCGCTTGTCGAGCAGTCATCTTGAAAAAACGAACTGCCTTGTCAATAATCCCTTGGTGGTTTTCAAAGAAATAGATTTCACCAACATGGATAGACTTATACCGTAATCCAGTACCCATACCCGGCGTGTCGATCTTGTCGATATACATACAAGCCGTCCCAAAAGCCCCAAGAGACATAAAGTTCTGGTGGTTTTGGGAATGGAAATTAGCGTATGGAGCAGAGCGATACGAGTGTAGAAGGAGGTTTGTGTTGTCAAACCATTCCCGTACTTGGCGATCTTTAAGTAGGTAAGGGTCGGTAGGGCGAAGGAAATGCCACGTCGAGTTACGTGGTGTCAAGACAGATTCCATCACCGAAGCAAAGCGAGTCAAAGCCACAGTAGCAGTAGAATCGACCATCTTCTCTGTCTTCTTGTCACCCTTTACATCTGAGTAATTGGAAGGAAAAGTCTGCGAGTAATTAGGATAGACACGTTCAGCCACTTCTTGCCAATGATTCTCAAGAATGGTTCTGTCGCCTTTTGCCTTTTCAGCAAGATCGAGAATATGCTTGCCTAGTTCATTCATATTAGGAACCCAGCAGTTTCTTT